ATAGTTTAACGTCTTTACGGACGAGTATTTGTTACTCTGTATTTTCTAACGCTTCTAGTCGTGCGATAATGTCGTTGTACTGCGCTTCTGTTCCAAATCCGTCAGCGCCATTAGTACCATCTTTTCCAGGCGGGCCTTGTGCGCCGTCTTCTCCCGAGGGTCCTTGTTCTCCTTGTGGCCCTTGTAAACCCCGTTCGCCACGTTCTCCTTTAAGAGATTCAAGCCACTCATCTACGTCACCTTCAAACCCTTGTTCTACAGCGATTTCATAAGCTGACTTGCCATCTGCTCCTGCGCCACCTCCGCTAATAAAATAGGGCTCTTTCGAGTAATGCGGTTTATTCGTCATCCATATCGACCTCCTCTCCGCTATTTTCTACGCCATAAGATGCGACGCTTCTATTGCGCCTACTATTACGCTCGCCCTCGATTTCCTGCTGTTTAGCCTGTATGTTCTCGACGCCTAAACGCTCCATCGCGCCCTTAGTCGATTCCAAGCCCGCCAACGTTTCCATTTCGAGCAATTCTACGAGTTCCTTTCGGTTGTCCGGTAACGGTAATACAAATCGCATCTCGTTCGCATAATCATTCCCTATCGCCTTAACTACATCGCGATCATATGCAAACTTAGGACGCTTAACTCGCGCCTGCAAATAGCGTACGGACTTTTCGTGCAATTCCGCTAGGTTGTAGCCCCACGATAACCAATGCTCCTCGGTGTCTGTGATGATGTCGTGGAATAATACTTGTAGCGCTTCTCCGTTTAATCCTCCGAAGTTTAATTCTTGCGGTACTATTTGCGGTAACCCGCTAATTTCGTGCATAGCGCCTTTAACCCGTGCGTATTGGTCTTTGTATGCCTCTTTCCACGCAAAATTACCTTCGACGACTTTCATGTCCGCCGACTTCGTGTCTCCCTGCGACTGGATTTCGACTAATGCCCCCGGCGCTTTTACGATGCCATCCGCCGAGCCCGGCGCTGCGTTCGTAACCGCCGTAATCGGAAACATCTCGAATTTAAGCGAGTCGATTGCGTCCTCGTTCATCTGATTTAGTACGTCGTTTTGTTCGCGCAATGCCGATATCTCACTGTCGCCTAGCGTTTCCGATAGCAGTTCGTTAACCGGAAACTCTTGCACCGGAATAAAGTCGAGACCTAGCGCCGTCTTTTCCTGTAGCGTACGCAATAACTCCAAATCACTTTCGCGATATATCGCTTCCTCAACGTAAGCCATGCCGTTTTCGTCCAGTGAGAACGATTGCTTTTGTATCGCCGGAATTTCTTCGCCGTCCTCCCGCTCAAATACAACGCCTTTGACGAAATGCGCTCCGATTAAGTCCTCGAAGTCGTCGTCTGAATAGACCGGGATGTATTCGTTGTCCGGACGGAAAATCCACCGCAACTTGCCTGTACGTTGATTAAATACGATTTTACATACGACCCTGTCCGCAATAAGCCGGTCTCTCGCTGCTTGTACTAGTCGCGCGCGCATACGGTTATCGTCCCATAGCTGGTAAAGCAAGCGCTCGTAGTTATCGGCGCGCTCGTTTTCCTTGCGCTGTGCTTCCGATGGCTCGTAGCCGTCTTGCCACACGTCCTCCATTGCGTCGATTTGCTTGCGTGGTACTGCTATGCCGTGCTTGCCCGACATCTGCCAGCGAGCTTTGCGGTCGACTATCGCTTTGAAATAGTTCGTAGCGTACCGCGTCGGATCGTAGTCGAGTCCGGGCGGTCGAGGCATATCCCGCGCCTTGACGAGTTCGCCGCATTCGTTGCGATGTTGTCGTCCCGAATAATATTCGTAGTTGTCGATTTGACGAATAATGCGTTCCCGCGTTTCCTTGCCGAGCGATTTACTGTATGCGTTAAATATGATTGCGTTGAAATCGTCCGGCGACATTATGTTGTAATCTGCTACTACGTTTCTAATGCTCAAATTATCGTCCTCCTTTCCGTTTGATTGTGTTACCATCTATTCATTCTTTTTACTGTTCTTACGCTTCCTCGTCGTTCTTGTGCCGTCATTGTAAGCATTGATACGGCGTCCGGGAAGTCGTCGTTCCGGTGCATCGGATACATTTCAAACTGCTCCATCTCCGGCGTATTCCTAAACTTCCGGTGAAAGCGTATCTTACCCTTTTGTACGTCGGGCAACATCGCCTCTATTCGCAACTCCTTGCGCGTCCTATGTTTTATCTGTTTCAATCGCGTATGAGCCGGATAGCCTCTCGCCTGTAATTCGTCAGTCATTCGGTCAGCTATAAACTCCTGCGCCGCTTGCGCCTCAACGCCCAGCCCTTCGTATTGATTATCGAAGGTATGTGCCACAACCTCGTCAATAAGTACATTCGGATGACATCGCTCCATATATGCGTCATATACGTATAGCGTACCCGTTTCGTTGTTTAATGCTCCGGACACGATAACGCTGAAATCACCTTTTTCCTTACCCATCGCAATATCCACAGCGCCAAAGTTTGCCGTATTCATATTCTCGAGGTCGCTGTCGTCAAAATAAAACTCCTCGAAGTATTCCGGCTTAAATATCTGACGCTCTTCGTCCGTCGGGTTATTCTGATATTCTTGGTTAAATGATTTCGAGCCGGATTCTTCGCGAATTATAATAAGCTCGTAATAACTCCAATATCCCGGCCACAGTATCGTCGATCCATCCAACATGGCCGCCTCATTGTCGTCATAAAACTGTTTGGCCCTTGCGGGAGCGTCTTGTGTATCTTCTTGGTAGATCGTCCGCCACTCGTCCCACAGATCACTTCGTTTAGCGTAGGATTCGACAGCTGCGAACTTGCGAGACTCAAAATCCCTTCGTTCGTCTATTACGTAATGCAAAAGAGAGCCGTAACAAAGTATTGTTCCGAGGTACACAATCGTCCCGCCCTTGGCTAGTGCGGGCACCATCGAATCATTGAACCACGACTTAGCCTTCGCTATCTGCTCCGCCGTACTCGTGGATTCGTCCGACTCTAGGTCGTCGAGTATAAACAGGTCCGGTCGCGACGATCCATGCCGTAGCCCTCTCGTCTGCGTCCCGAGCCCTTTCGCCTCTACTTTGATATTGCTAGTCGTAATAAATTCGTATTTGTTATCGAGTTCGTTACGGCTGGGCTGTACGTGTAATAACTCGCCATAGTCTTCTCGCAATTTATCGTTAAGCTTTAATTGGAATCGACCCCACGTAATAAAGTCGCCAGCTACGTCGGTCGTCTCCGAAAATAGAACAATATACCGTTTATGTCGGAATACGATTTGATGTAATAGAAATATATTCGACAGCCATGCGGTCTTGGCGTGTTGTCTAGGGCAGGCCCAAGCGATATGCCTGTCGACCCTACCTTTCGTCACGTCATCCAGCATGTCGGTTAATTTCCGGTGAAACTCCGCAGCATTATTGACGTTTACTCCCGCCGGAATCAGATTATCCGGGTTATCCTCATTCCCGTCCTCCGAGAAGTATTGCATCCCGAAATATAGAACGTCATGCTCGGCGCGGTGGATTCGTTTTAATCGGACTAGTTCGCGCTTGTCCGTAATTAGCGTTTGTAACTGCGAGGGCAATAAAGCGTCGGCTTGGCGTAGCTTATCGAGCTTGCTAACGCGCTCTTCGATGAGTTTCATACGCGCCTGCCTAGCGTCTCTGTCGTACCATTCTCCGCCTATGTTCGCCATTACTTATCGTCCTCCCCGTCAATCTCCGCTAACTGTTCGCTCAATTTGTCTAATTCGATCTCTAGGTCTTCGTCAGAACGTCCGCCGCCGATATTAACGTCGACTTGATTGTCCGGCTTAATAAACCCGATGTGCTTCGCGTACAAGTCCAACGCCTTCATCGATGGCGCTCCGTTAGTCCCTCGCATAGATTTAATTAGAGAGTCGACAAATACGTTCACAGCGTCGCCTAGGTAGTCTTTAGCGACCTCCTTGCGGAATTCAATAAACGCTTGATTCTGCGTTCGCCAGCGATACAATGTCGCTCGATTGACGCCCACCTCTTCCGCGATTTGTTCTTGCGTCATATACTCCGGGTCTGATTTCGCGCGCAATTCGTTGTCGAGTAATAGATAAGCCGCCTTGTGTTGCGCTAAGTCTAATTGCTCGCCGAGTATATCGCGCCTTGTTCTTCGTCCGCCTGTCGTCATAGTTCGTCACCTCCTCGTATTGTAATCGTAGTTTAGAGCGCATTAGAGCGCCTTTGTGTCCGTTTGGGTATAAATACGTTAGATATTAGGTAAAACGCCTGTAATCGCCTTTAAATGCGTTATAGACGTATGTTAGCCGTCAAGTGTTCGTTTGAGTCCGTTGGTAGGCGCTGATTATGTCGAGTAGACCCGTCGGTTTTGAAATTTTGTCAGAATTGTTTCCTAGCTTTGCCGTTTGATTATCCTGTACCCCGCGCCCCCCGTCTGCCCTCCGCCGATTGATCCGTCTCTGATTCCGTGTATTTTATGCGTAATCATGAATACTGTATACATATGCGGTTTACATAATACCGATTAAGGGAAGTAACCCGATTCCACTTTCGTTGTCATATCAACGTTTACGAAGTTACTGTATTACTCCGTTTATGCATAGTTTTATACATTGCCGTCATATCAACGGTTGTGGACGTCAAGTATATCGTCCTTACATCGCATATAATGCATATTAACGGACCCCGTGAGTTTTCGAGGAGGTCTCGCGCTGGACGCTTCGCCTAGTAATTCCGCCGCCAATCGCCTACCTGTCGACATACCACCGGTTGCACTACGTCTACCTTCCGATTTCTATTCCTTCTTATATACGTACGCGAGAATACCTCCGCAACATAGACGCCCTATACGCCATTTACAGCGCCGTAAGGACGTTTGTTTACCGACGGAATACATTCGCCTATGTGACGCCTAATAAGCGTGCATTCCGTCCTATACTACGTCTACATACCGTATTAACATACGCCTACTCTAGGAATGTCCGCCGAATATTCATATATTCCCGCTAGGCTTCAAAAGCCTTCGTCATACATTCCCCGCTAATGTCCTCGTTTTATTAAAACCTAAAAGATACCGCCAGCTTCGGGGAAAGTTCTCCCCTTGCTGTCGGACGTGTCTTTAATACCTAAATACATTATTCGAAAAGATAGTTCCGAAGAATATGAGCCGATAGGCGATTATTCTCGGCTTGGGGCGTTAGCCACAAGATAAAGAGGTGTTCCTCCTGTATTTGCGCTCCTTTAACGCATAAATAACTATCCGTAGTATTGTTTTTCTGACCTCTTCGCCTATTTACCACTACATATTGATTCGCTTTACCACGCTAAACATGTTCGGAATAACTCGCATATTAGGCGTTATATGTTCGGAATAACTCGCATGTTTTCTCATTGCGCTCTCAATTACGATGTGCTTCGAACATTTCGCGCACTGCCTTCGTCCAATCCGTTTCAGTCGCCTGCCTAAACATAACGTCAGGATGAACGATATAACGTACCGTTCGACCACTCCGCGTACTCATGAGCGCTCCTAATCGCCTTAACTTAGCGACCGTCCGCGTTACGTCATCCTCGTTCAGGTCGACTAATTCCGCGAGTTCCTTGCGACTGA